AAGTAGATACAACATCAATAATTTCTCATTTCTAAACTCTTTTCTCACCTTGTCAAACATAATGAGAAGTTCATACCGACGAAGTTCTATCATACTGGGATAGGTATGAACGAAATCAATGATATCTAATGCGGAATACCCTTGTTCGTATAATGAAACCGATAAATCCAAGATTTTTGCGTATTCTTCTCGGGTAGGAGGCGTCGTCTCTGGTTCCATCTGACCTACGCTTGTAATAAGGTAACTCGGATGTATCTGTATGAGTTCATTTAATGATTGTTCTCTCGCTTTGTTGATTTTATATGTATCACACGCAGCGTCAACAAAGTAGGTGTGTAGGTTCATCATTACACCTGTCTCGGGATGAATTGGCGGTGGAATATAGATATCACAAAAGCGCGAGAGAATCGGGCGGAGAAGGCTATCTTTGTTTTCAACAACAATGAAAAATCGTGTGGATGAACTGAATAATTCAATACAGCGACGTAGCGCAGATTGCGCGTCAATCGTTAGTTTATCCGCATTTGTTAAAATCACGGACTTGAATATCGCGCCTTCTTTCAAGTCGATATTCGTCTTTGCGAAAAACTTCAATTCTTCGCGGATGAAACGAATACCTTTGCCGTGGGCACAATTCGCGCGCATTACATAATTCTTCACTGCGGTCTTATCTCCGTCGTATACAGCGTGAATAAATTGGTCTAAAATATGTGTCTTTCCGCAACCGTGAGGCCCATAGAAAATAATATTTGGGATTTTGCGGTTCTTGATGAATACACCCAGTTTCTCTCGGACATTTTGATGTATGGATGCTATGACGGACTCAGTTGCGGTAATCGAAGTCGTCGTCGCTGTTGTCGTAGTGGTCGTCGTCGTTGTCGTCGTCATTATTACTACGTATTTAATTATATTGTAATAATGACGTATTGTATGTTTAATTGGGTTTCGTCTCGGTGCTCCGTGTTCTCGGCGTTCGCCTCGAATCACTCCGCACCTCGACGAAACTAGAAGTTGATTGATTGCTCATACGGCTTCACATTTGCCAACTTCCCTGGCATATTGCTCTTTCCATCCCCGCTCTCGCCGTGTTTGTTCTCTCCGTCTGTATAATAATAGTTCGTAGTGTAATAGTAATTTGTAGGTTTGGATGCGCCATAAAAAGGCGATTCTTCTTCATATCCCTGTCCGTTATACATTCCAAGATATGCCGTCGCTGCAGGTGAACCATCCTCATAATAATACGCATTATGGCGGTTCGTCCGTTTATTCGCAGCGGGGTCATTGGGGTCAATCCAATTGCCAATTCCACGGATAATATTGCCAGCGGCGTCACGAATGGTGCCGAAGAGACCAGGTGCAGGTGGCGCACCTGACGGAGCACCAGGAGGTCCTGCCGCACCAGCGCGCCCATACCCGCGGAAATTTCGTGTAATCCCGCGCCTGTAAATATCGTCTTCGCTCAGGTCGGAAGAGCTAGTATCACGCGCAATGTCGTCATATTGCGAACGGGTGGTCGCCAGCAAATTCTTTTCAATCTGGGTGCCATCTGGCAAATAGGTCGCCCAGCGCGTCACTTTCAAACAATCTGCGTCAATACGGCACGCATCCGAACCGGTCATTCCTGGATTGTTACACTTCCACGGGCATTTACGCATCAGAAGTATATTATTGCCTTCTGCGGATTTCACGAGGTTGCCACTCACGTCCATCCGGAAGATATTCTGGCAATTGCCTTCATTGCTTGACAAGTTGGATGGTTCTGCGCATTTACGCACGTGGCCGTCATCGCCGTATCGCCAGTTTGCGCCGTCATACCACGAATCAGGGTGGCTTGCGATGAGACGGTTTCTGCGCGCAACGGCGACATCATAACTCAATTGCGCGTCGGTCTTCGCCTGCGGGGTCGTAGCAGAACGCAGGGCCTTATACGCCGATTCGTACGCCTTCTGTGCATCAATCGCCCAGTTCATCTGGCGTTTCACATCGGAGATAAGGACATTCGCGGCGGCGCTGGTCACGTATGTCGTGCCATCACTCGCCGTTCCGGAGGAGGTGGGCGTTCCGGAGGATGTGCCGGCCGGCGGGGCGCTTGGAATTGCGGCAACCGTATATTCGCCTTCATCAAGCACAGTTCCACTAACAAAACCAAATTTCGATTCTGTCGCGCGAAAAGTGCGTATTTTCGATTGCGTTATCGTAGTAGCGTCCGTCGGGGTTTGAATCCCGGTGATTGTCAATGTGAGGGGAACATTGGGCGCCACTAAGACACCACTACCTGAACCGAGTTTGAAATAGATAGAGTTCTGTTCACCACCATATGGATTATTGGTGGTGGTTGAATGAATTGTAAATGTTTTGTCCGCCATGGAAGACCACCCACTTTTGGTGTTTGTGTTTTCAATGTTTATTCCCAAAAAGATGCCGGGCATAGGCAATATACGCGGAAGTTGAATTAATACGTGATCACCGGCCGCCAGTCCATTTGTAAGCATCATATTCATTGTAAATGTGGTCTGGGTTCTAGTATGGTTCGGAGACAATTGTGGACTTTCCGTAGAGATTTTACGGCACGAAAGAAACGTATTCTCCCCTCCATAAGTCGTATCTTTGAAAATACGCAATTGTTTCGCTGAATCCGAAGGCGGCCACAAATTCACGAGGACGAGTGTCTGTGCGCCAGAAGAAGGCTCGGCGTTACTTGCGAGAGATACATTCGCTAATCCAGCTCCGGGCGCCGCAGTGATTTCATTATCCACCCACTTCAGGCCAGAGATTTCCAGTGCGTATTTTTTGCCGGCATCCATTGGAATGGTAGTTTGAATTGTATATGTTATCACGCAATACCCGACATCCGCGACCGCCTTCGGAACCGTCACTGCCAAACCACGCCCATCCGTAGCAGTATCCAAGTCGCCGCCTGACCCAGCCGCAGTTCCAACCGTCGCAGGAAATTGACCGGTATACGCACGCATCGTCGCCTTCAAACCTGCCGCAGTTTCATTCTGGATATAATGCGTAGGAACCTTAATCGTGACGACTTTCGCTTCGGTTGTTCCCGATTTACCGAGCAGAACCGCGGTAGTTGTAAAAATAAACCGGAATGTAGTTTCGGTATTTTTCACATAAGAGCATTTATTGATAATAAGGGTTCCGTCCGAACGCGAACCCGTTATGGACGCAGGAGGGTGCGAAGTTTGTGACAGGAGTTCCCCCTGATACCGAACGTGTTCTGCCACTGTGAGCCCTTCAATCACTCCCGTACCGTATCCCTCGGATGGTGCTATCCAGGACCCAAACCCGCCATTTCGGTAGGTTCGTGATATCCATACACTGGCCAATAACACCACGATTAGAATAAAGACTATCGTATATTTATCCTGGAATAATTCGCGAAGATTCATATCGCCGAATATAATATTATAACTACTATAATGTTATAAAATTATCTATTGGAAAATGCCGATGCCTCTGCGATACCCTCCGTTAATACGTCTGTAAGCTATGTGTATACGGATTCTGTCTAAATGCGTTCAAGATGTCCGGCTGGATTCTCTCATTCAGTTTGCTTTCATCGTATCCCTGTGGCATCGTCATCTTTCCATAAATATCAATACTGGGGATAGATGAAGGCGCATTCGTCGCGACCATCGCGCGGTGATTGGCACGGTCGGCATCCAGTCGGTCAATCTGGACGTTGGTATTCGAATTAAACAGCGACATTGCGCCGTGATTGGTTATATTTTTGTAAGTCTTGTTTACATTGTTGCGCTGGTTATATGCGGCGTTGTAGATGCCATTCCCCATACGGGTCGCTGAACCACCCGCGGCTCCTAAATAATCGGTGCTGGTCGTCGCGCGCTCCGTTTCTTCCGGTGTGTTTTGCGCGATTAAATAACCCGCAGCAGCCTGGCGTTCCACATTGAGGTGGTCGAATCCGACCAGACCCACTGTCGTTTCCTTAATCGTGGTAGGTGCTCGGTCTGCGGGATTAAATGTCGCAGTAACTGCGGCGGGGACTGGCATTCTCGCATTCTCATAAAGGCGCGCATTACCGACCACATTCTCTTTACGCGATGGTTTCAATACGTCCAAAAGGGGCGCGACGACGGCCTTGAGTGCGCCGTGGATACCACCCATCTCGTCTGGACGCACAGTTGTCCGATTATTATGCGTAAATTTATAGCTCATTCTGCCAAAATCAGCCTCGGTTGCAGTATTCTTCTCCGCCGCATAGGGGTTAATCATCGGTTTTCCATCATACGTTTGGCGGCGTGTGTCTTCAAAATTCTTCGGCGCATACATAGCACCTCCGCCATCCGCCGGCGCAGTCGCACCGAAATACTCGCTGGTCGTCGTCTGACGATTACTCTCACGGTCCATTTCAATCGCGCGCTGTGTCTCTCCTTTCTCTGCGCCGGTTGTCGTAAACCAACGGTCGGGAGTATTCACGAAGAATGTATCTGGGAGATGTTTCTCAACACGACCAAATGTCTCCGCGGTAGGCGCATTCTGGACGTAATGTGCGGCGGGACCCTGATGCCCTTCGAGAGAATAGGTCAACTTCGGATTCGTCTTCACTCGCATTTCATCCACGCCACGGTCAATCCATTTCTCTCGCGCATCCATTCCAGAATTGAATCCGAGCGTTCCTTGCGTGCCATATCCTTGGTCCAACCCAGGTCCAACTCGCACCTCTTCCCACGGTTTCACATTGGCGATTTTCATACTTGGCATCATACGTGACTGTATAAAATCACTTTGGTTCTGCATTCCGTGAGGGAGATGAAGATTGTCGAGAGGTCGAAATAAGGGGGCTTGCTCGGTCTTTGAGAAGAACTGAGAACCGGTTCCAACTTTATTATCGAGCACGTTTTCGTGCATATTCGCACCGGTCGTCATTCCGCGCACCTTTGCGCCATAATAGGGCTCCATATTGTTATGCGTAAACTTCCGCGGGTCGATTTTCTCACCCATCAGAGAGGTGAACCCGTCTTTGCTATAATTATCGCCAAATTGGGTATCGAATTCCGCACCATAAGGAGTCGATGGGACATTTACGAGAGCACCGGCACTAGCACCGGCACTAGCACCGGCACCGGCACCGGCACCGGAAATAAAATCCTTCTTGTCATTGGAAGCGTCGCGGCCTCTCTCGGCGATGCCGCGCAAGATGCCTACGCCACCGACACCGCCGGCCACACCTGCGGACATTTTATCAAAATCCACCCCTCGCGCATAATAACGGTCGGTTGCCGCATTTGCGTTCTTATAGTCATTGACATTGGAACCCGTGTTGGGGCGAATCACTGGATAATTCGTGGTTGGAATATTTGTATTTGGAAGATATCTGGATTCGTGGACGCCTGCGTTGCGATAACCTTCGCGTGCGCCGCTGTTACGATTGGAAGCAATATATGCCGCTCCTAGACTTCCTAGTATGAGTGCGATTTCAGCCATTTATGATACACTTATATAATCGTATTATAAATATTATCGTAGATTATCATAGATTATCGTAGACCGGTTATGAAAACAATGCGGTCGTTCCGCTAAATTGACGAATGTCGCCGACGTCCTGAATGCTTGCTAAAGCACCGCTACCGGCACCGGCACCCCCTTGCTCAGTCACACGTCGCTCCCCAACCATACCTTCCAACATTGGGTTCACATTTGTCGGGTGGACTGAAAAATACGTATCATCGGATAATCCTGGAACGGTAGGCTGAGATACAAAACGGTCCTTTTCAATAATGCGGGTATTCAAGTTATTGAAGAATGGCATAAACACATTCTCTTGTGGGTCAAAATGAAGCATTTTCCAATTGTCCTGCTCGACATCACGCAGCATCCACGCAGGATGGGTTGCTCTCGTTTGTTCCACGGCGCTTCCACCTCGCACTGGACACTGAATCATCGAATTCGTGCGCGTAGCAACAGACGTTCGGTCATCGTGATGATAATTATCTGCCGAATCCCGGTTTAATTTACGGGATAACCCAAATAATTCGGTCTCAATATCAACAGAGTTCGTCATAATATTACCGGCCCATAATTGCGCTCGGATATAGGGGTCCTCCATATAAAGAGGCTTATCACCGGGTCCAGGAACGTTTAAGTGGTATCGTCCTACATCGGTGGATTGCTGAAGTTCTTTTTTGATGCGGTCGGGGTCGTCGTGAAAGCGCGTAAAAGACATACGAAATGGAATGAAATGGAATGAAATGGAATGAAATGAATGTGTTACTATAACATTGTAAAATAAAAGAGACCTAAAAACAATCATCGATAGATAATTATCTCATCGGACAATTATCTCGTCGGATACGTGAAAATGAAAATCACTGTTATCGACGACAATGACGTCCCTTCTAGCAGCTGCATATCTTCTAAATCTTACACAATTTGCTTGAATATGATTGTGAAGAATGAGTCCCATATTATCGTGCAGACACTCACAAACCTCTGTTCCTATGTAACGTTTGATGCGTATTACATTTCAGATACAGGTTCCACTGACAACACAATGGACCTGATTCGCGAATTTTTCAAGGAGCGCGGGATTCCCGGTCATATTGAGCAGGTAGAATGGCGCGACTTCGGCTTCAATCGCACCCTTGCGCTTCAAATGGCCTTCAACAAAACAGATTATCTCTTTATATTTGACGCCGATGACAGTATTCACGGGGATTTTCGTATGCCAGCGAAACTCACACACGACGCATATCAGTTGAAACTCGGAGAATCTTTTGTTTATTTACGAACCTTAATCGTGAACAATCGAAAACGGTGGCGATTCGTCGGTGTGCTTCACGAGTATATTTCGTGTGTAGACCGGGAAGAAAGTTCGCAAGCAATCGAGGGTAACTACCACGTAGAATCCGGGCGAAGTGGCAGTCGAAACAAGGACCCAAATAAGTATATCAAGGACGCCGAAGTCCTAGAGCGCGGGTATTACACCGAAAGCGCGCAGGGAGGCGACCGGGCTCTCGCCGAACGATATTCCTTCTACTGTGCTCAGAGTTGGATGGACGCCGGTCTCGCGCACATTGACAATGCGATTGAATGGTATCAGCGCGTCCTCACGCAAAACAACTGGTCGCAGGAAAAATATTATAGCGCGCTTTGTCTCGGGGATTTGTATAATCGGAAGGGCGATAAATACAATGCGCTTAAATATTACTGTAAAACGATGGAGTATGATGAAGAGCGCATTGAAGGCGTGGCGTCCGTTATGGAGATTCTGCGCGCAGACGGGAATCACGTGATGGTAAATGCGTTATACCATAAATACAAGAATTACAATAAGTTTCCACAGAATAAACTCTTCTTGAATCGGGACAAATATAATGACATCATTGAATATAACAATTCGATATCCGCGTTTTACATTTTTGATAAACGAAGTGGGTATGAATGCTGTAAGACGATTCTTCGTCATCAAATTATGGCGTATCATTTCCTTTCATCCACGTATAGTAATTTTGTCTTCTATTGGAACTTCTTTGAGGATGATACTTTCCCAGAATTATTGCGGATGTTTTATACAGTAGACCATCATCTCTCGGTGGTCTCGTCCAAAAATGATACGTATAGCGACGACGACATCCGAACGTGGGACCTTCTTTTTGCGAAGGTGAGAGATTCACTCGTTGCGCCGTGTTCCTTATTGTCGATTCCTAGTAATTCCAACACCAACACCAACACCAACACCAACACCACCGGCACACAAGAATATCGTCTCGCACGTCCCATCGACCGTCTTCCCTATCTTGAGAGAAATGTTCCAGCGCAAGACCCCGCGATTATCACCATCAAGAAAACCACAAAGACGACACCCCGTGTAATAATGACGTTTACCACGTGCAAACGCCTCGACCTTTTCCAGCAAACCGTCAATTCCATTTTAAATATGTGGACTGATATAGAACACGTAGACTACTGGTTTTGTGTAGATGATAATTCGAGTGCTGAAGACTGCGCAAAAATGCGAGAGATGTATCCGTGGATAGACTATTACTTCAAAACCCCGGCTGAAAAAGGACACCGACCAAGTATGAAAATAATCTGGAATAAACTCAATACACTACGACCCGAATATTGGATTCATATGGAGGATGATTTTCTCTTTCATACTCCAGGCAGTTATGTCTTCAAGGCGATGCAAATAATGACGGATGCGCGTAATTCTGGATATAACGTTCGCCAGGTTCTGTATAATCGTAATTATGGCGAAACAGTCCGTGATTATAAAATTCAAG